CAGAAAATGAGTGCATAATCTTCATAGGAATATGCGCCCGTCATTTGCACCGGGAACCTTGAATTTGACCAAACTATTGCATAATTTCATAGAAGGCTGAACCAAATTCGTCGTTCAAATCGTTGCTTAATCACCCCCCGGTAGGAGGTGTTCGACAACAATGTGTCAGAATTTGGACCAAGGAGTGTTAGCCTTGGGGACCACCTTCTACCGCGACCTCTCGCCATTGCTAGGCAGGCATTGAGCAGGTTTATGGGAAGTTGTTAGACCTGTGCAATGATTTTGTGCACAGGCAGTTCTCTGAGAGCGGTTTCTGTCTCGGCGTTATTAACAGTTCCACCCTCATAAGGAATGATGAGGTAATGGCCATTGTCTCCGTGCGAAATCAAACATGATTGAGCAGGGACAAATTCAATTAACCCACCGTCCTTATGTACCGGGTAAGCACCCAAGGGTAAATTCTCGGAAGCACGGATGGGGTAATTGGTGCCTGGTTTTAGCGGCAGCTCCGGTGTCATCGTCACCGGGTGAGTCTCCAGAGCAGAGTCAAAGTCCTCAAGCGTATGAATGGTACTCAGATCCACCTTTATCTCTTCTCCGTTAGGGAACGTAGTGGTATCAGTGATAGCCTTAATGTCCATCATGGGTGGTGGACCGATCAGGAAGAAGAACGTAAAATCATCTCCTGCAGCTTCGAATACCTGTGTGTTGGATGTTGAAGACCCATATCCCGTCCCATCTTTCATGCGTACACAAGTGCGCACATCATTGAGAACAGGGGTTTGGGCCGAACTCACAACATCACATCTTATACCACGATAGTATGGAGTTCGTACCTCAAATGCGTTTGAAACTTGCTGTAGCTGACTAAAGACCGGTTGGCCAATGGAGTCTTGTTCTGACAGAACATCAACACACTCCTTACTTTCAGTAAACTTGAGATAGGCAGATCCCATCGCACCTGGTGCACTCGGAAGCAATTTCATCATAGAGGAACCACTGTAAAACCTGTAAAGGAATGAGACCATGTACCAAGATGTTGGATAAACATAATTGGTAAACTGAAGATGGCTTGCAACTCTCCTACCCGTAGCGCTGTCTTCCATCATGTGTCGAGTTCTGAATCCAATATATTCGTCCACTTGCTTTATATAGCAAAGTGGATTGAATCGTTTCATCAGGGCTCGCAAAGATTGGAAATACTCACCAGTAGTTTGAGCTGTCACATCCTTCGAGGAAGATGAGGGAACTAAGAGATTCTCGTCAGCAGGAATGAACACCGGACCCACATCACTCTGCGCATACCGCAGTGATTCAAATCCGGGTGAAAGATTCAGCACTGGCCTGGCAATCTGGTAGTCCTCACCACCACTGTGGGCTATGTAGAAAGATACTTCATCAGACACAGTAGGGGGATAGGAGAGGTCGACAAGGGAGTAAATAGCACAGCACCCAGTAGATGTTTCTAAAGTACTGGCCACTGGTACACCATAGGGTGCTCTCTTGTAAGTTTCCCTCCATGGGGTGTTGGAAATGAAGGGAACTGATATACGGAAGGTCGTGCGGCCCATTTCATCTTGGCGATCTTTCAAATTACAAATCACATTGTAGTTTGTATTTAAGAGCTCGCCAAGTTTCTCAGGAACTTGATCCAGTGTTGTTTCTGGTAGAAACACTACTGCAAAACGTCCCTGATGGTATGGGGTCTTCACTGTCATGACATCGTAGTTAATGGTGCCACGCCAGAGAGTACCGAACATAGATGCATACGCAAAACTTCCAAGGAAGAGTGTGTTTGGATCTTCTTCTAAGCCATACTGGTAGGTTGAAAAGGGCGACACTTCCCACGCTGTAATTAACTTACGGTCAGAGAAGAGTGTGTGGTCCGCTGTCTGTTTGTGGAAATAGTTCGGTCGGCCAAAGACATAACTGAGAGCCATCTCATCGTGAGTCTCGGGAATAAAGGAGGAACCATCAATCCCATTATCCTGCAAGAGAGCAAGGGTAGTGGAATCATCGTTACCTTCAGTATGCACGAGAGACGTGAGAGGCTTCAGCACGCTTTTGGTCTGTGGAACTATAGAAGTCGGTTTGGACCATCCGAAAACGGAGGCCACGCCCTGTGCCGCACGAGAAACCCATGCAACTGTGGAAGCGACTGAACCTACCACGGGTACTCCAGAGAGTACATCCGCGACGGTAGCCACGACCCCAGCTGCATACGAAACTGGGCCAGTTGTGGTTACTTCTCCAGTATCTTTCGACGCTGAAGGAGTAACCAAAGACTGAGCATAGGGAGTGCCTCCAACCCTGTACCCTCTTTGTTCAAGACGGCTAATTTCATGTGCATCACGATACTCCGACATAGTGTCATTGCTCGAGGGCACATAAAATTCAGGATTAACGAAACGAGCAAAAACAGTAAATTTTGCACTTTCGTTGGACTCGGGGCCCCTCAGGGGAGAGAAGACGTAGAGGAAAACAGTTCCGAATTGATTGTTGGAATTGCTAAGGTCGAAAAGGTCATAGATGTTCGCATAGGGACAGGTAAGTTTCAAGCTATTTCCTTCCTCTACTGAAACTATCTTGTAGGGACAAGATGTCTGAGAGGCCAAGAAATGTGTGCCTTTCCTCCGGAAATCAAGAGTGTTATCGTAATATGGGTTGTATACGAGCATCAAAGCCCCCTGTAAAAAGGGTTGAGCATTGATTTTAACCTCAATCTCGATATCAGCCTTGAGATACTGGTAGTTCTTCAATTTGTCAACAACTATAGGAGATTCTTTAAAGATGTCTTGGGGGAAGTCAAATTTCTTAACGTAGTCAGCTTTGTCAGTCGCGTAGTCGGATGGTTTCAAGTGAATTTGGATATGAGGATCGTTTGTGGTCCAGTCAAATGTTCCAAGATTCACAGGTCGTTCGAGTATAGTCTTTATCTCATGTCGGGTAGTATCATTGAGTGCGAGTGCAGTAGTCGATGAGGGCATAGGCGTCTCAAGTGCAGACATCTGTACATCAGTCAAGAGATTACCACGAGTAGAGTCGACAGTCGTATTTTGATCGTGATCGTATGATATATTATTTGTAGTTTCAGCAGTCATGTAATACGACAGGGGTAGATGACTATTCTCCCTGAAGTCGGAAGCTGTATCACCAGAGCACAGCAACACTCTATATAAAGATAATAGCAGTACAAAGTAGTTATTCCGTTTGGCTAAGTTGCAAGATCACATTATCAGTTGGGATTACCAGAGAGGAATATACTCCACCTTGGCGTAAGCATCGCGGTTGTACAAGTACTCCTCGCGCTGCTCCCACCAAGTGGGTACGTGGAAAGTGATTCCCACTTTCGCACACTCCTCTCTTATACGAGCACCCCAGTACTCGTATACATCCTGAGGATGGAGGGCCAATTCCATGAGGGAACATCCGCAATTCTCAATTGTAGCGCTGCGGACAGCCTTACCACGAACCCAATTAGAGATTTCAAGTACATTAGATATCTCCATCGGGGCCATGTAGGTTCCGTCCAATTGCAGCTCCCAGCCACGCTTGAGGAAGCGAGTGTCCTTCAGGGATTTGAAGGGGAGGATCTTGCCAGTTTTGGCCTCATCAGTATAAGTGAGGCCTATTTCGGCAAGAGCATCGGTCAAGGTTAGTTGGTTGAACCATGACCTGATGGGAAGAGCTACACTCTTCACATCATCATCACCATAGATGGCTTCAGCCACATATTTGCGATAATCACAAATCGGGGCCATACCATTCTTCTGCTTTAGTCGCAAATACGCAACTCGCATGATGATGGCGTTGAAAAGACTGTTAATGATAACAGTGAGAGAATTCCCAGATGGCTGGGAATGAGTTTGTCTTATCACTTCGCCTCTCACTAACACGTCTGCATTGCAAATGTGTTCCCAGAGAGCAGCTCGAATAAGAGCATTCTCTTCTCCATCATTGTACCATTCATTGATCTTCTCAACAATCTTGACTAGCACCTGCATAGTGAGGGAACCATCGAAGTTGGAGAAATCTCCAGCTATCATGGCATCACCCTTAGCAAGCAAGTGATTGGCAAGTTTTGTCCACTCCAGGGAATAGGGATTGATACCAACACATATACCGTTGTCGATACGCTTCCTCATTATGTGAGCAGAAAAGTCCATGAAGTATTGCCTCATAGCAAGGACCAGTTGTTGGGGACAAGCCTCAAACACTCTGGTTTTTCCTTCCATGACTTTAGCGATGGGCCGCTTCTCATCCTTGAGAGTTGCAATTGAAAGTGCATCTCCACGGACTCCGTCGCGTGCATCCTCTATGAGTTTCACCACTGATGCTAAAAGTTCTTTGTTATCAATGATATACTCCTCCTCATCTCCCAACCAGGCTGTCTTCCCCTTGGACGTATTGTCTAAATTCCAAGGATAACCTGGGGAGGTAGTTCTGTTGACAGGTCTCTTATAAGGATCCCCTTCAACTCCGACGATGGATTCTTTGTAGGAATGAATCTTACCAACTCCACCGTCGGGGCCACCTAGTCCATTGAAGACATCATTGGCAGCTGCATTGAGCAAGTTTTTATCTATATAAACTTGCCCTCCCATGACTTTCTTTATACCCTTGATCATGGGGTCCACAACTACACCACCGATGGTAGTGGGTTTAAGGAGTGCAGGTATTGTTGTATGTTTCTGCACCTTGTCGTGGATAAGTGAAGGGGTAAGAGTTGTCTGCACTGGTGCTGCTGGTGATTTTGCAACACCAATTGACAGACAGTCTCCAACGTCGAGCAACTCAGCTTGCACTCGAGGGTCCACCCAGTTCTGAGAGTAGGGAATTCTTCCGTCGATCAGGTACTGGCGACTCACATTGTGTGCTGCTACATGAGCATCTAGGTTTTGTTCTAGAAGCTCCCGTGTAACAAGCACTCCCAATGCATCACAACCAACACCTCCAGCAACGTGGAATCCAATAAGCTTGGAATGCACCATCTTATTTTGAACTGAGAGCAACCCACCACACATTCCAGGAAGTGTTTCAAGGTCATATTCCACGTGATTGCCAATATGAATTGGGCAAATGCACGGGTCAGCCTTTGGGCACGTTCCTGGAGCGTGAAGCAAGTATTCGGTCGCTTTGGTGGAGACTACGAAGGAAGCAGGATGTTTTTCCTGGACGATAGTACGTCCATTGGATTCGTGGAATCCAGAAAATACCATTGATCCTTCGTCCAGATACCCTATATCTGCGGCAGCCAAAAACTTCGACAGAATACGGGGCCTGCTGGGAACAACCGGTGGCAGGCTGATGAAAGCCAAATCCACAAGCGTTCCATCCAATTGCTTCAGTTGGGTTATCTGGCAATCGGAATAGGGCACTGTTATTGCAGCCTGCGTTGAATACGGGTTGCGCAAAATAATGCTCTGGAATGGTTCTGAGGATGGTGGGTTCAGAACAGTGTGGGCAGTAGTTATGAGGGTGCGTCCTACAATAAATGTACCATTGCTACGGCATGCACGACCCTGAGTATCAACAGCATTGATCCAGACTGAGTTATTGAGCAGAACCTGAGTGGTTTGCTCTATTCTTACTCTATCTCTCTGGGCATATCTCACACTACCAATTTCGCATTCAGTCTTCAAATCCACATACCCTTGAGCAAACGATGTGTGTTTTGCCGCATGGGGTTGTGGGTCATAGACTTTCTGTGCGTAAGGACGTGCCAGGGCTAGGATCTCATTGGCTCCACGAATGCACGATGCACGACCCTCCTCTGTTGCGCTAAAGTCAACAGCGATGCTGTTCCGGTGCGTGCTGCAGAAGTCACAATTAAAATGGCAGAAATTAGCTATAATGTTGAAAGCTTCTGGGTAAGTCTGGGCTGTCCATCCTGCGGAAGCACGCGATAGAATTTCACATTTACCAAAAATGGCTTGTGCATAATTCTGGTGCTTCGCTACTGCAGGTTGATGTTCATATATCCGTTGGGCTGTGAGTCCCGCGAGTCCTTGTGCATTCTCATACTTCCTTTGCCACAATCCAAGGGTGTGTTCCGCAATTGTGTCAGGTGATATGCCAATAGAATTCAGCTCCTTTCGCACTTGGGGTACTGCCACACGAGCAAGGTAATGGTCGATCATGTCCCCTCGAGGAGGGTAGGCCATGATTTTACATGGTTTACAGTTGTGGCAAGGCATGTTTCCGGTAACAGGGTTAGTGGAAAACTGACACCAATCATGGGGTCGGTTGAAAATTCCCGAGAACCAAACTCCTGCTGCAAGAGCAGCAAAAATGGAACACATACCAAGAAGTGCTTGGGGAGTGGGTAATTCTGGCAAATACGTGGAATCACTGAATGTGCAAATCAAGCGTGAGGTGGCACACTTAAGGAAAGACAGAATAAACTCAGCTGTGGCCAAGAAGGGGAGAGCAAGCACTGAAGCGACCTTCTCAAGAGAAGCATAACCTCGCTTGATTCCTTTACGGAAATTACGCTTACTCTTGTCGATGAATACCTTGAGAGCCGTCAACTTCCGCCTAAACAGGCCAAACGAGACAGCTTCTCCGAAAATTTCCTCATCAACGGCCTCAGAAGCCTCTTCAAACAGGTTGCCGAATATTTCGTCTTCTTCGAAGATATCGTATTCAATGTCGTCACATTCAGCAACAGCTTTCAGGAACTTCTCAGGACGGAAAATCCTATCCAAGCTATCCAAGATCTCTTTCTCAGACTTAGCGGGGGCAGGAGTTTCCAAACCCGCAACATTTCTGATAGCATTAGCTAGAGCCTGACTGTTAGTCTTGCGCTTGTCGTTCACCTGCTGGAAATAGTTCCAGAACTGGTCAAAGGTAATTCCCTGTTTGCCTCTAATCCACGTAATCACGGGTTGTTTGGTCTGTGCATTATTCGTAACTTTGTAGACATTGAGACGATAGTGCTCCACCATCAGAGGATCAAGATCTTCTTCGCTCTTATTGAGATGTGCAGCAGCAGCCTGTTTGTCATATCCATAGTAGGGTCTTCCTCTTTTAGTGATTCCAACTTCCTTACCATATCTCGGGTCGATAGTAACTTCAGCCCAAATATGGAACCTACGGTACACAGCACCTGGGTCGGTCAAAGACACTACATCAGGGCACAGAGCGTTTGATGAAGCCAAGATGAATTCAGAAGTAAAGTTTGTTGCTCCTTTACTTTTGATTTCAGCCATCTTCAAAGGATATTGAGCTGTGTTCACCATATATTCGAGCTCTTCGAACTCCTCAGCAGGTGAATTAACAGAATCCTTTTTATTGCCAAAGTCATCTAACTCGATAATTGGCTGGCCTGTGTATCCCTCCCAGTACTCGTTACGAGCATGTCGGGGGTAACTACACGTCTCAAACTTCAGTCCACGCTCTGCTAGATATTTCTTATAGATGTGAGCTTTTAGAACCGCAGTCATCACTGATTTCCCTACACCTGGCTCTCCGTAGAGATAACAGGAAACAGGTTCCTCGCGGATAACTGAGCACCTAGCTGGACTGTGGGTTGCCCAGTCCACCTGATCTTTGATTCGCTTCTGCAAAGATGTGACAAGAGCTACGTTAGTGCGCGATCCCATCCGGCTAGCCTGATAAGCATAATCAGCAAGCTGAAAGTTCATGCTTAAGATTTGTTCGGAAATTTCCTTCGAGGCGTCAATGACAGTTCGAGTGAGTTTCTCCACAATCTTGGAGGCAGCATAGATGTTTTCTAGTTGAGGATAATTCTTCATAAACTGATACTCTTCCTTCGAGACACCATAGACAGTTTCGTAGTAAATTTCCTGGAGATAATCTGTAATCCAGGCAAACATATCCTTGATGGCTTTGAACCCAGAAGCAGCACGTCCCACAGATGTAAAATGCTTAACCATAGCAGCTGGTCCAGGTACATTGCCTGTAACCATGAGGTTAAAAATTCCACAGAAGAAGGACAAAAATGCTGCTACAGGGAGCAATTGAGTCTGAGTCTTAGCAGTTTTGAATAAATCCTGCACCAAGCTCTGTGCTACAGGAGCGCGACTAGGAATTGGGAAAGCGGTTCGCATGTAGTCGTCAAGAGCATCAGGTTCAGTGCCATAGTAAATGTTCTGATCCCCTGCCTCAGATTCAGTTTCTTCTGAAATATGTGGCAATAAGCTCATGATACTACTGAGTGATACTCCAAGGTGTCTTGCTAATTGAATAGCATGTAGAGAAACAGTAAAAATTTGTTTATCTAAAATAGCCCTACTAATGGACAGCAGGGAAAGCAAGACACCAATGAGATCAACTCCTTCAGGAACATGGAATACTTTCTTTAAAGATTCCCCAGTAGCAATCAGGGTTTGCAAAGCATGTTGTGCCATATCCAGTGTTGGTCCAACTCCAGTAGCAAGTGATTCAGCAGCAGTTCCAAGGTTGTTAGAAAATGAAACAAGTCCTTGGGCGTACCTCTTTATCTCAGATCCAGCTTTACGTTTCTTCTTGCGATCCCGTTTCTCAAGCTCCAGTTGGCGTTGGATATGATTGTCCTGCCGCTCCTGCCTCTTCTTTATGGCAGCGAGTTCTTTCTCCAGGGAGCGAATAAGCACTCTCTGTTGATGGAGCCTTTCATGGGGTTCTGCAAGCTTTGACATAATAGGGCCGGGATTCAGTTCAATATCACCACATTGAATAAGGAGGGAAGCAGGATCGTAACCTACAGAATAAATTCCGTTGATAGCATCATGCTTAATGCACATATCATTTGAGAAAATAATAGTGCGTCCCACTTCTTGATGTGTGATAAATCCAGAATAGCGAGATGGTACGCTAGCCAATTCAAAGTAATTGCTTTGCATGAAGGACACAACTGATCCGTAATTCATCAGGAAATCAGAAGATAAATGCTGTTCATCATCAGTCTTTATAAAAGATCGCACAACACTGGCTTCAGAGTCGTGAATTTTATAAAGATTGATTAATCGAACCCAATCACCAATATTGCAGAAGGTGTGAATGGGAAGATGGGTCAGATAAGCAAGATCGTCTAAATCAGAGATAAAATCATTATCAAATTGCTGTAAATAATTAACAGCAGCCTGTTCAGTAAGCGGTAAAGCTGCAGAGACAGGATATTTTGATAGCAAGATCGCAATCAATTCGTCAGCAACCATTGGTAGGAAGCTTCCAGTATCAGTCATTCCAATAGGCAAGATAGATGCTTCAGTCCAGAGAGAGATGGTTGTACAGTTTTGATCCAATGTGTCCATGATATATCGGTGCGGCTTGCCGTTCATTCCTCAGACAGGGTCAGTGATCAGTACACTACTTATGATCTACATTCTAGTGGGGGCTCATGATCCACTTGGAGCCACAAAACAAGGAGGTATTTTCACATAAGTGAGCCCTTTGCTTGAATTGCTTGGTCTGTTAAAATGTATCCACATTGGGAGCTCTGATCGACCCAAGGTCTTCACAGGTTTTACTAGGCGTCGCCTATAAAGTGGCATCCAACGGGGTCGAGCCGCTGGATTGAGTTACAACTACACTCTGCCGGAATGTAGAGGTTGAACTAAGATAGCAAGTATTGTAATAGGACCATAGATAGAGTGATACTAGCAGAGCGGCTGTGTTATTACTAACTCAATTTCCACAAATAATTTATGCTATAGGATGGGATGACCCCTATAGAGCAAATAAATTAGAAGCAGCAGCAGTCTTTACACATTCAAAATGAAGTGATTATTACTAGCATCACAATAAATATGGCCTCTAATACAATAAATGTTCTCTCTATTACAACTGAGATCGTTCATAAATCAGAGGTGTTCGACAACTCGATAAGTATTATCAATCTACGCTTGCGTCTGATAATACAGAAGAGTTGAAGTTAAATAAAGCACGTGAGAAATACACTATGTTGCACAAAGTAACTTCAAGGGTTTATACAGTTCATTGGGCTTAGTCGCAGACGAACCTTGAGGAGCGTTACTTTGCACGGAGGGGTTTTCCC